TCATTATGTGTAATAAAACTATCTGTCAAAGGGAAAAATGAACTTGGAGGAAAAACTTCAAATGTGTTTGAATATATATATTTAAAAGAAGATGATAGTTCGACTATGGGATTTCTTAGAGAAATACAAAAAAATGATTCTTCATTGATGAAAGTAGCTGATATTGAAAGTGAAGACTCCAAATGGAATAATAAATCATTTGATGAAAAGTTATACTATCTATGTAGAGTTTATGCTGCTACCAAGGCTTACGCTAAACAGCTTAAAAAAAAATACAAACTAAATTAGGTGAACATAGTTAGTAATAAAATCATGAATGAGTAGGGCTGGCTTCAAAGTCAGCCCAGTTTATTTGTTATGTATTGAAAAGAATCGCAAGTTGGCTTTCATTGTTATTTCCAACTATACCGCCGCTAAAGATTTGAATTTATTTAGAAAATACACCTGACCTTTCCCAGTCACACAGCACGTATGTTTTATGAATGTAGGATTACCGCCCTGCATTATAGCATTCTCCGTCACAAAGAAAAGTTTCATTTCCGCAGCTCTTTGTGTAGGAGTGTAATCAAATAGATATTTATTCTTTGACCTGCTCCATCGCTTATGACGAATAAGATATTTATTTTCCACAAGCCAATCATACAACCGATATTCTCCAATGGTATATCCGTTTTGGGTTATCAGTTTGGCAAGGTCACGGACAAGAATATTGGTAGAAGCATTCTTTACACATTCTGTAAAAACCACGGCAGGTTTTGTTTCCTCTATGATAGCCTGCTTTTCCTCTTCCTTTTTCTGCACTTCCAAAGCCAATCGTTCTTTTTCCTCTTCGGCTTGAAGAACCATCAAAGCAAGGTCTTTACGGGAAAGCTCATGCTTGTTTTCTTCACATGCGATAAAGTATTTTCGAGCTTGTTTTCCACGTTCGTTGTTTTCAATCATCGAAAGTTCTTTTGCCATACTGATTGAGAGGGCATATTCAATCTTACTAACTTGTTGATTTTTAGAGTCCCCATTTTGGGGGAGTCTGATATTCAATAAGTTACCTTGATAATCCAAATAGAGGGTTTGAAAGTCCTTGCCTTCTATAAAGTCGTATTTATCAATACGATTCTTTATCCAAGTAGAAAAATCTTTTCCTACTTGTAAGAAAGAGTGTAAATCACGTGCGTTAACAGCTTTTTGACCATTCTTTTCGCCAATTGGCAATAACTCATTTAAATTTTTCATATCTTTGCCACATAAAGTTAATGCTTTCCCCCATCAGCGGCTCGGACATCTCCGCTTTTGGGGAATTATTTTGTCCGATCTTGTAGTAGGCAGGGAATCGAACCCCAATACGCCATTACTCGTACCTACTGAACCCTCCTTAGTATAATAGTCACGCTTGACATAATAGTAAAGAGAAAGGGCAAATCCCGATGAAGCCTAATGTGGTTGTCTGCCTCAAAGAGAATGCCCTATAATATTTTACTCCAGTTCATGACAACCACGTAATGAACCTAACAGCATTGTTTCCGGCGCAAATATAAAGACGACATTTTTGCCATACAACAACCTAAAAATCAAGAAAATAAATTCGGTAAACATCAGTAACAAACGGTAAGAATCGGTAAATAAAAACAGTTACATTTACTCTAAAATTTAGACACAATATAAATAATGCGCGTATCTACCGTATTGTGACGAGATGTTAGTTGTCATTTATGATACTGTTCAAATAATTTGGAAATATAAAAGACTGTAAATAAAGATATTGCAGAACATGCGTTAGTCCACATTCATTTTATATCTTACCATGACATTGCCATCGGCTTCAACTTTACAGTTTTTACCATGAACATATACATAAACTTTAGCCATATCGCTTTGCCTTACATATAGTTTAGCCCGATCATATACACTCACAAAAACTTTGGCACAATCCTCCACTTCAAGAGCCAATTCACTATCATGCCGCAAATGGAGAGTAGCGGCTGTAAATTTGCTGAAAGAAAATTTGCCTGAACATTTACCGTTCAGCACATATACACCGTTGTCACCTCCGGTCACTGGTTCATCAACAAAAATATGGTTTTGATGAAGCAGACTCCGGTCAAAATTACCTTTTATATATTCCACTGTCGGATAATCGTGCTCAATACAAAAATCAATGCCTCGTATATACATTTCAATTAGTTCTTGCTGGCTTTTATTGTTTTGCCAGTCACCTTGCCATTGTGTGCAGAGGCCATACGATACGGCATGACCTCTCAATTCACTATTCAATCTGTTCATAATCATACATTAAACTTGTTTACACCGTTTATATTCCTATGCAGTATATCTCTGATCTCTTCCACAAATTCCACATTCTTTGCTGTATTTATCTGTATCATTGTCAGTTGTCGCAATTGTGCTTGTGCTATTACATTATAGGCCGGGAACAATTCTTCAACCAATCTGCGTACATACTCCCGTTTGACACTCACATCAGCCCGGATTGCATTTATATAAGAAGCCAAAAGGTTAGCGGTATTTTCAGTAACATTCTGTATGCCTTTAGATAACCCACTTCCATTTTCTTCTTCCTCTTCTTTCATGCTGATACCATATTTCTTTTCCATATAGTTGTTCAGCTTGTCAAGCATGGAATAGTAATCATCGGTTTTCTCACTCACTCCCATTAGATAGTCCGCAATACTTTCCAACTCCCTTTCGTCAAGAGAGAAATCCTTGCCGAAATAACCACTCATTCCATCCTCACCGAAAAGCATCTTCTGAAGCTGTTGCATGGCCGGTTCCAAAATACTTATTTTGAGAATGGAGTTCATAACATCACCCATAATGTCGGCAACCTTATTTTTGAAAGCTTCGGCACCATCCTCGCCTTTCTGCCATGCCTCATACAAGGCATCTCCCAACTGCGAAGCCCAGTCTTTCAAATTAATGCCATAGAGAGATTCAGCCGTTTCCTCGGCAAAATCCTTTATTTGCTGTTTCATCTCCGCAATCTGATTCTCATAATCAGCTACCTTGCTATCATCCGTCTTCTTTTTATCAATTTCAGCTTGCCGTTGTTTCTCCAACTCTGAAAGTTGTTCTTGCATCAAGGCACGTTGATATCCGTATGCACCACCTTCATCGTATGCCGAAACACGTTTTTGAAGTTTTTCCGCTTCCTGCTTATATTTCTGCAAAGACATCAAATCGAAGATGTTGATCTTTCCCTTATTGCGTATTGCCTCAATCTGATTATTTAATTGATTCAACCGGGTACGGTCATTTTCTGCATCTACAAGTTTTAGTTCCGTGCCACTGCCCAAGAAACGTTCAAGAATACCGTCAATTTGTTCGTATATATATTGCAACTGTTGAGCACGAAGTTTACTCTTTTCAATAGCCTTATCGAGTTTCTTATCATGCGCTTGTGCTATCTTCCCAATCCAGTTTACAGCTTCACCGGCAGCGGCAGCAATACCACCAACTATTCCACCTTTGGCAAATCCCTGCCCGATATTGCTTATAGAAGACATGGCATCCTGCACATTGCCCATCGTGTCGGCCATGCCCTCATTGCCCAAAGCATCGAACATGGAGGACATTTGCCCTGCAAAATTGCCGACAAGATCAGCGCTTTCAGCGGCACTTTCTCCTATGGCTGCAATCTTTTCTATGGTACCTTTTTCATCTTTATCTCCACTGGAGAATAAAGAACGAACATTTTTTATGAGAGTGGCAAACGGATTCTTCTGTAATCCGGCCTTATACAAGTCTTGTATGGCTTTCTTTAACTTCTCAATTTGAGAATATTCTCCTGAAACATCAATCCTTTTACCATTCTCATCCAAATACCAAGAAGTAAAAGCAGTTGGCTTTCCATTCTTATTTTTAGTTACAGAAGCATTATCAATAATCTGTTGAGCATAATCGGATGCTTGCTGTATTTGTCCGTATGATTTATAGGTTTGATCTCCAAATATCTGTTCCCATACCGGAAGAAGCTCAAGTAGCTGTCCCCTTAGCTTTGCAAGTTCCTCCTTATATTCAGTGAAAAGAGCTTTTTGTCCGGGAGTCATACCTTCAACATTACCAATAAGTTCATTATTTTCACCAATGAAGGTGCCAGTTAAGGGAGCATATTTCTCGCTTAAATCCCGTATCTTTTCAGCGATAGATTTGTATTTGTTGAGGGCAGTAACTTCTTTCAGCTTTACTTCCAAGCTATCTTTTTCAATAGCATCTTTGGCTTCTTTCCATGCACTGAAAAACTGTTTATACAAAACACTGTCTTTACCTCCAAGTGATTCTGTGGCCTTTTGCTCGGTGAAAGTCAAAGGTATATATACCCCTTTATCCTTCATTTTCTTAGTCACCTTTTCAGCCAATTCCTCGGATTTCTTCTCATATTCAGACAATGCTCCGAAAGCGTATAAAGAAGCATCCTTCTTACTTGCACCGGCATTGATAAGCTGCTTGTATATATCCCATTTCTTCGAAACATCAGATACGTACCTTTCAAGTTCTTTTGTAGCCTTATCCGAAGCTTCTTTCATAGCATTGGCATCAATATCTAAAAGAACTTTCCGTATAGAAACTTTCAATTCCCTACGCTCTTTGGTTTTATCGTCAAGCTGGTTAAGAATTTTATTCAATTCATCCCGATAATTGATAATATCCACCGGTTCCTTCCCTCTAAACAAGGAGTCAAAAATACCCGATTCTATAACCTTTTTGGCAGCTTCTTCTTTTCCAGCAATATCAGTCCACTTCTTATATTCAGAATATGCCTCCTTTAGTAAGTTTACCCGTTCTTTCAATCTTTCGGCGAAGGCATCCTTTTTGCTCTTATTCTTACTTGGATCAGTGAGAGAAAAACCGATTTCTTTGGCTCCTTTCTCGCCGGCTTGCATTATGTCGAAAGTCTTTTTATAATATGATACAATTTGCTTCTGCCAATCAGGAATCTTTGATAAGTCAATGGTTCCAATACCTGATAAATCTATTCCGGCCTTAATCAATATCGGCTTCAATTGATTTGTTGTCTCTTTCGCTTCCTTGTACGCTTTTTGTATTCCTTCAATGATTTTCTCTGAATCTGTGGAAACCTTTATTTGGGCTTCAAATTGCCCATCTGTAGCTTCATTGAACTTTTTCTGCAAGTCTGACAAGCTCTGAATAGTTTCTGCATATTCAGCATTAATCTTGATATTGAATTGCTTTTCAAGAATCTCACCATTAAGAAATTTCCGTATATCTACCAGCATTTCTTTAAATTGATCCAAGAAAGAACTTATATCCAAACCGATAGCTATTTTTTGAGCGTCACTCAAATTGTCTAAATTCCAACCGACAGCTTGCAATCGTGACTTATATTCAGATATGAAACTATACATATCCGGTGACACTTCTTTCTCAAAAACACGTTTAGAGTTTTCCCATGCCTTCCGTAGCTGAAAAATATCATCTCTATATCCTCCCATGAAGGGTAACTCATTATTCAAACTGGCCAATGCCTTGGGGTATTCTTTGATTATATCTAACTGCTCTTTCAATGATTTGCCCGAAGCAACTTTAGCAAAATCATCATACTTGGCTACAACTTTCTGCATGGCAGTATAATATTCTATATAGTTACCAGCCATACGGTCTATAATCTTGTTTATATGCTTCTCTGCCTTGATGTAGTCTTCAACATTTTCACTAAAACTTTCATCAAAATAACCATCAGTAGCATCATTAGCATATTCAGAAGTACCTCTTATGTCGTTCAACAGTCTATAAGCCTCTTTTGTATCATTCAAAGCATTCCGAAGCAATATATATTGTTCTGCAAGGCTTTTAACTGTATTTCCTTCATCATCAGTCTTAAACGTTTCATTAAAAGTATCTGCCCAAACCGGAGAATAATCCTTTAATGCTGTTTTCATTTCTTCAATGGAAGAAATTAGTGAGGCATCATTCGCCTTAAAAGGATCAACATCAGCAAATTTTTGAGCTTCTTTCGTTAAATTCTTGAAACCGTCTTGTGCTCTCGTTGTCAACTCGGAAATACGCTCGTTCATTTCGTCAACCTTTTGCCCGGACTTATACCATAATTCAGCAATGGCAGTAAGCCCAGTAAACAAAAGCATGTATGGATTAAAAAGCAAACCTTTTAATGCAACTCCTACTTGTTTTATACCATAACCCAATGAGATCATTGCTACACGCCATTTACTTGTTGAAAGTGCAGCCGACATTTCAGCACGAGATATACCAAGTACCTGCACAATATGACCGGCTTGTCCTGATTTCAATTTTCCAAGTGCCATTAACCGCAAGGCATACTCCTTAGTTAAAGCTCCACTACTTGCCAACGCTTTCCAATCTGCGGTTGTCATAGTATTACTTGAAGCTATAAGTCCTTTTTCCGCATTTGTAAGTGTACGATAACTGGATGCGACAACAAGATTGGCTGCTGCCTTTTGCTTGGCAGCAAGCGTACTTTTTATAAGAGCTGCACTTTCATTCCCAATCAAGCGGTTTGCACCAAATGTCGCTACCTTATATACTCCAAAGGCTCCAATGGCAGCTTCGATAGCCGGTACAACTTCTTTCCAATTTTGTGCAATGGTGGTAAGGCTTTCAGCAGTCCATTTCAATGTACTACCCATTGACTCCGCAATATCCCCAAGCATAATGTCAATCGCATCAGCCAAGTTCTTCCATTTGGATTTGACTGATTCAGAAAGAACTTCTTGCATATTATTAAACATGCCACCATCATCCGTAAGTTCCCAAAGAACATCTTTTACGTCCTCAAACGTAACCTTCTTTTTCGAGATCATATCAAGCACTTCACCGGCACTGACAATACGGCCTTCCAACTTACTGAATCGTTCAGCCAGTTTATCCACCATAGGAATGTTCGCTTCCGTTAATTGTCTTAATTCCGTACCCTTCAAAAATTTAGCAGCCTTTATCTGACCGTAAGCCAATATGATACGCCCCATATCAACACCTACACCGGCTGATATATCAGCCAGCCTTTTCATGGTATCATACAATTCATTGTATGGTATAGAATATGCGGAAAGTTGCTTGGCATACTGATTCAAATCCATAATCCCGAACGGAGAAGCAACAGCCAGTTTCTTAATCTGATTGAATATGGTTGTAGCTTTGCCTTCATCTTGCAGGATAGAGGCCATTGCTATTTTCTGATTTTCCAACTCACCACCAATATCAACCACCGCACGCAAGAAATTTTGTGCCGCATAAATGGAGTATAACCCTAAAAATTCATTTCTAAGCTGTCCGACAATACTCAACTGGCTGTTCATTGCTCCATTCATATTGAGAGTGGCTGTCATGTGCCGTCTTGCTGCATTGGCTGACCTCTCACGGGCATTAGCCAAATCCAGTTCAGCTTTGGCGGCACGTGCGGCTCTTTGTCGCGCAAGCTCACGTGCGGCTGCGGCAGAAGCCTCCGCTTTGGTTTGGATGGCGGCGGCTTTGGCGGCACGTAAATCACTTGCTGTAAAGTTCGTATTCAAACCGGCGGCTTGCAAAGCTGCACGGACGGCTTGTGTGGTACTGGCCTTATCCACCACCACATTGATCTTAAACTTCTCACTTTGAAGCAAAGTCTTCATATCACCAACCAACTTCTTCTTGTCAAAACCCACATCAAGTTTTGCCTGCAAATCTTTAGTGATTTCCGCTTTCAATTTTTTACGTTGTTCCGCTGTCTTATCACGGAACAGTATATCAAAATATAAATTACCGAGATCAGCCATATATTATTGTGTTTGTGCTACTTATAATCATTGATGTTAATTACCGTTTCTCCATCACCGTATTTATCTTTCCAGCGTTTAGCGGCATCCTCTATTTCGCTTACGGAAGGGGATTTGAAGTTCTTTGTATCGTGTTTCTTTTCCTTACTGTCCTTGTCATAATCTGTAATCACAATAGACACATCCATTGCCAATAGTTCTATTTGGGCATTTGTAAGTACCCAATAAATACCAAACAAAGGCTTACTTATTGGAATCCCAAATAGTCTCAAAGGCTCTGTCAACCACGGATAGGATTTGCCTATTTCCCACGTTTGTCCGTAGCTGGTTCGTGAAGGATATGCTCTGCTTCCTCTTTTGTCATTGTCATCATCGTATCCTTCATCGCGGTCAGATATATGGTAGCTGTCAAGTAATCTTCCACTGGAATTTTTTTTTTGCCGACAGCTATAACCTTCATCAGCTCATGATCTCCATATTGTTTGATATAAAAGAACCAACGCCACAAAAAGGGATAGAGGAACTTGATTTTCCAATATCCATTCAAAATGATAGCGGCTGCACATTGACAACTGATCTTATCATCATTTCCTGATTTCTGCATGGTACTGGTGAATTTGCGTATAGTCCCTCTTTTCAGCCACGAAATACCATATTTCTTCCCCCTGACTTCCACATAATCCACACTGTCTTCCATCACATCATTCAATAATCTCTCATCCTCTGGCTTAGGAAGTGTTATATCATTTTCTTTTGTCATATTTTATTGTGTTTTATACGAAAAAAGGTGGTGGCCGGTATCAAGTAGCTCACCACCTTTTCATTGATATGAATTTTGCAAAGTGTCACATTCTAATCACTTGCACCGGGTGCCTTTTTACGTAAAATATAGATGGAAGCACCCTTAGCATCGTTCAATGGAGAAACAGATACATTAAAGTACCCCGGCTTGTCCTGCTCGCTGACGAGGTTGCTATATCCCTCAATATTCGGTAAAAACAAGGCTGTTTGACGGTCTTCACTACGCATGAAGAGGCCTCCGGTTACTTTCTTCGGCTCGATATTGTAACCTTCACCCTCATAAGTTTCGCCATCAATGGTAGCAGTCATAGTCACTGTTTCCGCTTTCTTGTTCAGTAACAAGTCATTGATCTTTCCTGCCACGGAAGGCACTTGGAACTGAATGTCGGAATCTCCGGCATTGGCAACGGAAGTCCAAGTGGCTCCGGTTGTCAATTTGATCTTGGAAATATCGGCTGCTCCGGTATCAAATGTTACTCCATCAGAGAGTACCGGCAGCTCCATATCAAAAGCCGCTAAAGTTGCGAGGTCACTATTGACTTGGGACACATAATAGACCTCCTTCATCTGATTGAAGAGTACCTTTAACTCTTCCAGTTTGGTGGTAATAGAAATCTCTGCCATAATCGTATTTTTTTAAGTTTGTGTCATTTGTTTATTATTAGCTTCGCTTGTATTATTAAGGAATGAAAACCGAGTCCGTCATTTCCTCCGGGAAGTAATCGTGGACTTACAGCTGAAAACAATTCCGTCACTATTGGAAATTTAGAGATCACGTCCATTTGCATTTCTTCCAAACGAATTGTATTCTCAATGCCATTTGAACGATCACGCGCAAAAACATTAATCTGACAATAGGTGTCTTGGTAGGTACTTCCTTTGTCTTGGATAGTTTGTGGCAGTCGGATAACAACAAAGTCCTTCATCGCCTTTTGTTCAGCAGCCGGACGATCCGTTATAAAAACCTTTTCACCAATGCCGGTTACTGCATCAGCGATTTGTTTCAATATATCCATACGTCTATAAACTATCCGCTCCATTATTTCATTGCCTTAAAGTTTCTGTATAATGTATCTTGCGCTTTTAGGAATGTTCCGGTCAAAACATCCGCATTCAACACATTTTCCAAATAGGTTGAATATTCGGTACCCGTACACATCACAATTTCAAATCCCCTACGTGATTTTGATTTGTATCTTTTCAGGAAATTAAAAGAGAATGTCTCACCATAACCTTTGTCTGTTTCCACCGTTCCGGTAAAACGTCTATTCTGATTATCATAGCTGATACCAGCAAATGTTTCACCTTTAGTCAATTTCACCCTCACCGGTTGTTTCATTGAATCTCCGCTACAAACGAAATAAGAAAATTTGCCATCCACGAATAACCCACACGCATAACTGGTTACTGTATTACCCGTAAGATTCCGAAAGCCTGACTTGTTATCAAGCGCATCTTGGATAAGGTCTTCACAACATTTAGTCAAGACATCAAAGATATACCCTGAAACAAGCTCCTTCGCTTTTTTCATTCCTTCATCAAACAGTATGTCATTACTTCGGTTATCCATGTGTCAATTCTTTGCAAGATTGAAATATACAGTGGTTCCTAAATTTCCAGCATAGCTATCAGTAACCATACATTGAGTGAAAGTGCCTTGTCTGTCCGTAACATCTATCAAATCACCGGCCAATATTCCTTCAACAGTTCCAGGAAGGCTCAACAGATAATCGCTCTTTACCACATTATCGGTTTTGAACGTTCGCAAGTTTGTACTGCCTTCCTTCCGGCATATACCTTCATACAAAACCACTTTCTCACCATCGCTGAAAGAGTTCTCACCTATAATTCGGTAAACAGTACATTTATGCGGATGCCGTGGATTATTCACCTTCATACTCAAAAATTGATTATTCTGATTTTGCTGCCCTTTACAACCTCTTCATCCCATTTCTCATAAAGCTCTTTTGCCATTTCCCGAAGTTGTCGCTTATCGTATGCGCTGGTCTGCCAACCACCTTCCTTATGCTTCCATCCCCCGTCACTGTCTTCGGTATCATTCTTACTGCTTGGGGTGCTTGCACACCACATATAAATATCGGCAGTGGCAAGATCAAGCTGCCTTTCGGTCAGTTCACTTACCATTGTTCCAAAAGCGATTTCCCGCTTGACAAGAACCCTTTTGAGGGCGTTATCCGCTATTTCATAAGCAGTTGCGCCACTCAAAAAGTCCTCAATGGTCATATCTTCCGTATGAAAAAGTTCCTCACTCATTCTTGCATGAAGTTAAGACTTACACGGTCACAGTAGAGATAAACATATACTGCGGCATTCTCGGTACACACATTTGGGCGGCTTCACTTTCAATATAGATTGAATGAGTTTCAGGATTGGCTCTCTGTGTCAGTTTCAAACGTCCACCGTCATAAGAGGCGACCTTGTTTGCCTCATAACCCAAAGTCAAAGGCTCCACACCTTGAATTGTACCAATCTGACCTACCGGTATAAAGGCAATATTGGTAACCTTGAAGTTCTCCACTTGTTCAGTGATAAGATCAGGCTGTCCGTCCGCATCCTTACCGGGTTTGTCAACAAAAGCATAGCTGTCACGTGGTACGATTTCATCTACCTTAACCAGTTTCTTGAAAATGGCTTTCAGGCGGTCTTCATCTTCATTCTGTGCATTGGCAATAACCGTACTATCATCCGTTACAGTCGGATAGAGGGAATGACCGATACGTTTAAGAACTGCGGTATGAGTCATTAAATCATCCCACAAGTCCTGCGCCAGTTCCATCCTGATCTTGCCTAAATAATGATATTTACGGCGAATCTCTTTCACTCTGTTCTTTATATCCATAATCGGATCAGAGGCAGAGCCTTGATTTGCCGGAATATGTTCATCCTTAGTCCACCAACGGCTTGTACCGGTCAATACTTGATAATGGTTTTCAGGGATATTAAAATCAATAGTGATACCTTTCAAGCCACGTGGGTTGTTATCAGTATCAATAGTGAACTTACCCGTGGAAACAATTCTCATTCGCTGGTGAGTAAGCGCATTGTAATACGATCCGATAAGACCGTCAGCACTTTCATCAAGCAAGCCCAAGAATACATTCTGCATCTCTTCCGTCAATGCGGACATGCCTACCCGTTGCAACAGTTGTAATTGTTGTCTTACAGTCACACGGTTCAAACGATAGAACTTCTTTTGAGTCGGGATGTTACCCGTCCGTCCTTCGAGTTCTCCCAATGCAGCTTCATAGCCCGGACTTTCCGGATCAACGTAAGCTGGCAGCGTTTTAACGCCGAGGCTCGTAATAAGCTGGGAGAAAGTATAATCCAACTTGGTTGCTTCAAATTCAAAACCATCAATTTGGAGAAGGTCATACTTCTCCTTGTAACGGTCAATAAATTCTTGCCAAGTGTCCCCACCAAGCCCATATTCGATAACCTTGTACAAATCAATAGGAAGTGTATTCATACAATTGTCGTGTTTTAAATGTTATTTTCAAATTCTTCTACTGCACCCATACAATTTGAGGAAGTGTAGTAATCTTTTGCAGGATAGCAACCACTTCTTCGTCAAACATGTACTGATAAATCTCTCCGGCATAGACTACTGTCCCACTGGCCTTCGTGTTTTCACTGGCTACAAGAATATCTTCTTGCAAATAGCCATTAATACCAAGAGTGGTAATATCTGATTCAGCCGCCTTGATCTGTGCGTCCGTATAAGCGGTGAATGTCTTACCTGAAAGATCAAACTTCACAGCTGTACCGGCAGGAATTTTGCCAACCGCAACCCAATCGGAAATGTTGCTCACCATACCACCGCCCGGATAACGGTGACGGATTTCACGCCACACTTTACGGGCATGTCCGTATTTCATGGTGTTCACATCAAACGTGTTACCCATCGTTCCCATACATTTACTGTTTTAGAGTTAATAATTTCAATTCTTCTTCCAGCCTTCCTTCTTGCCTTTACGTTCAAAGTATCTGCTGGCTGCATTGTGTTGTGTTCCACCTGAACCGTCAGAAGTTCTTGGGGCAGTGCCATATCCCCTGCACGCTTTATATTCTGCATCATATTTCGGCAGAAATTCAGTAACCAGTTCATCCACAGTTTTCTTGGTATCGAAAGTTACCCCTTGTAAGGTCTTGCTCAACACATAATCATCATTCGCTTGCTTGGCCTTCATTGCAGCCGTAACCTTCTTTAGCAGGTCAGCTTGAACCTTTTTGCTGTCTTCTGCATCTAAACGTGCTTCCAATTCTTTCAGCTTCTTCTCCAGTTCATCATCGTTTTTCGGTGGTACCGGTGGAGTTGGAGGTGTCGGGGGAGTCGGTTGGGGCTTATAGTTTTTCTTAAAGTCCTCAACTTTGGTTGCGACATCGTGGTTGTATTGCCCTTGCATCCCTTTCAGAAAACCCACTGCTTTGTTCCAATAAGCCTCGTCAGGCTCCGAACCTTCGGCTATGGGATTAAGTTCTACATACGTCTGTAATGTCTGCGGTGAAAAACTGGTTTCTCCAAGTTTCTCGCTTAATGTGGATAAGATTTTTTCTTGTTCCATCGTGTTTATTTTGTGTTTATGTTGAATAAAAAAAGAGTCAGACAATGCTTTTTGCATCAACCTGACTCTTTGGTCTTATTTTTCATTTAATAGTGGGCAGTATTGGACTCGAACCAATGAAGACGAAAGCCAATAGATTTACAGTCTATCCCGTTTGCCACTTCGGTAACTACCCGTTTTGCGGAAGCAGAAGGATTCAAACCTCCGAAGCCTTTCAGCTTGCCTCTTTAGCAAAGAGGTGGTATCGTTCACTCACCCATACTTCCAATATGCGGCCTACAAGACATCTCTGTGAAACCACCGCATTTCCCTTGTACTTCGGACGTTATTCATTTTGTGTAGCGTATCAGAGAATCGAACTCTGGTTTCCACCGTGAAAAGGTGGCGACCTAACCGTTAGTCGAATACGCCATTTGTTGAGATACAAGGATTTGAACCTTGAATAGCAGAACCAAAATCTGCTGTGTTGCCATTACACCATATCTCAATATGCGCGAAGAGAAGGACTCGAACCCCCGACAATCAGATTTGGAATCTGACGTTCTTCCAACTGAACTATCTCCGCTTCATTGCGCCCGGTGATAGAATCGAACTACCAACCTTTACATTAACAGTGTATTGCTCTACCTATTGAGCTAACCGGACAATATACCTATACTCACCTGGCCTGCGATACCCCATTATGGCGTACCTGTGGGAATCGAACCACACCGTATAGGTTTTGTGGAAAGAGATGAAATCGAATCACCTTAACCGGATTTTCAGTCCGGCGCATACACCACGTCTGCCATCTTTCCATATTCTCCCTTTATCCCCATACGCCGCATCGAAGGGAGAAACAATGCGGCAACTCCAACTATTGTTGCGGAGATTCGACTCGAACGAATGACCTTTGGGCTATGATCCCAACGAGCTACCAGCTGCTCCACTCCGCGATATTATCCTGAAAACTACTTTGTACCCACAATATCCACATTTATGTAGCTCTTGCATCTACGACACTTCACTCTCAATATAACAACACCATTGACATAGCTTATATCAGTTAGTTTCTGACCGCATATCGGACATAAAACTATCTTGTTGTATATTTCCCTTTGATCTGCATCTTTATCCGCACTAACTTTTATCATACTCCATGTTTTCGTTGCAAATATATGTACTGGATTTCTTTTCTCAAAACATTTTTGATATTATTTTCTATTAAAATGTAGAAAATAATACTCTTTATGCGTATTTTTGTACTGTAATATTAGAATCAGAGCTTATAGGCCGGTCTCCACATGTGTAATGTGAGGATCGGTTTTCTTTTTATGGAGAAATATAGTGGAATAAAAACGGTTAATGCCAGTTTGGTGCTTGATTATGAATATATCCAAATGTTAAGGGACGCGGATAGGAAAATTCCTAATCCGAATAAGATAATCGCACAAGGTGGAGGGCAGGAAAACATGCTTTCCACCCCGGCTGATATTACCATCTGTGGGGGATGCCGTGGGGGAAGTAAAACTTTTACTCTTCTTATGGAAACATTGAAAGATATAAAAAATAAAAACTTCCGTTCTGTTCTTCTCCGGCATGAGATAGACGATCTCTCTGATATGGTAGAAACATCATCCACCTTATATGATGATTTTGGGGAATACAACAAGTCCAAAAACGACATGCGTTGGAATTTCTATAAAGGTGGATTTTTAAAATTCAGCTATCATGCTGACACTCTTGACGATTTCAAAAAGCGTTTTCAAGGTAAACAGTTCGCATATATAGGTGTGGATGAAATAACCCACATGGAATATCTCAAATTCAAATACCTTATCACTTGTAACCGTAACGCCTTTCATATCCGTAACCGCTTTATTGGAACATGTAACCCTGATCCTGACAGCTGGGTTGCAAAATTCATTGACTGGTGGATCGGAGAGGACGGTCTTCCAATCCCGGAACGTGATGGCAGAGTCCGATATTGCTTTATGGACGGGGACAATGTTTCAGGTATATATTGGGGAGATACCCGTGAGGAAGTATATGAGCAATGCAAGGATATTATACACGCCTACTGGAAGCCGGAATATGAGCAATATGGTACACCACAAGAACTGTTTATCAAGTCAGTTACTTTTATTGAAGCAAAACTTTCCGATAATGTAAAACTGATGTCTTCTGATCCGACTTATTTGGCTAATCTTGTCAACCAGTCAGACGAACAACGCGCACGCGATCTTGACGGTAACTGGAAATACAAAGCTGCCGGAGATGATATAATAAAGCTGACTCACATGGAAGCCTTATACCGCAATTCCATGCAGATAGGTGATGGAATACGCCGGGTATCGTGTGATGCGGCATTTGAGGGTGGCGACAGTCTTGTCATGTGGCTGTGGGAAGGATGGCATATAAGAGACATATTTGTTTGCAAACTTGACAGCAAGAAAACAGTCGATACCGTAAAAGCGGTGCTGGAAGAATGGCATGTAAGGGAAGAATGCTTCACCTATGACCTTAACGGACTCGGACAAATATTCAAAGGTTTTTTCCCGAATGCAATCCCATTCAACAACAAAGAAGCCGTGGAAGAGAAATTCAAATACATCTATGCGAATTTAAAATCACAAGCGGCATATCTGTTCGCACAAAAAATTATCAACCGGGAGATTTCCATTGAACCGACTCTTCTTGAACGCAAGTTCTCCGGCAAAGGGTTTGAGAAAGTTCCCCTTAGACAGATTCTCGACAAGGAAAGGAAAGCGATACGAAAGGATGAAGACAGTGAAGAGAAAGGCTGGACTATTATCAAGAAGATTATAATGAAAAAATTAGTAGGCCATTCTCCCGACTTCATAGAAGCATTGCTTATGCGAATGATTTTTGAAATTAAACATAAACGCAAACACATAAAAGGTTTAGGATTAATATGATAGCAGAGATTCTTACAAAAAAGCCTTTTGCAAGGGTTACTCCCGAAGGTTACTTGCAAGGCAGGATTACGAGCGATTTAAGAAACGCATCGTTCACAAACAATAGTGAGAGGCTGACATGGCAACTCATTTCGCAGGCTGATTTTATCCGTGAGTTTTATCCTTCAGGGCACAAGATCAATTCAGAATTGTTTTACCCGGATAGACTGAAATATGACGAAGAGAAGAAACGGTTCTTCCGAGAAAAAGTATTCCGTGCCTCTTTTCCCTTTCAGATGATAATCACTATTCAACAGCTTGTACATCTATGTGGCAATGACATTCATCATGAGCTGACCGATACCAAAGTCGATGATAGTTCGCGGGAAATATTTCTCGAATTTCAAAAAGGATGGCTGGATAAGAATATGGAGATTGCATTTTACGAATATGCCAAAAGTGTAAAAATAACGGGAGATGCAGCAATCGTATTCTATATGAATGAAGGTAAGGTATTCACCAAGAATCTCTCCTATTTTGATGGTGACACTCTTTATCCTCACTACGACTCCATAACCGGTCAAATGACACTGTTTGCCCGACGATACAGTGACTATGACGAAGAGGGAAAGGAACTCATTTCTTGGGTAGAAGTGTGGGACAATAAAAAAATGTACCGTTACCGTCAGGATAAAAGGGGAATAGTCGGAGCAATAAACAAATTGAAACAGTATTTCGGTATTGAAGGATATACATTAGTGGAAGAACACGATCATGGATTTGCCGAATGTCCGGTTGTATATTATCGGGACAAACACGGTGCCTGCTGGAGCTTTTCACAAGATAATATCGACAAGTACGAACTGGCTATTTCCCATTTGTGTCAGAACAATATGGCATACGCATTCCCTATCATGTTGCTTAAAGGTGAAGATGTTGAGATTCAGGGAGATATGTATGGTGCGGTAAAAGCTATCACTATGGGGAAGGATGATGATGCAGGCTTTATGAATCGTCCCGAAGCATCACAATCATTTGAACTTCAAATTAATACATTACTTAAAATGATTTTTATGGGGAGTTTTGTTGTCATGCCTCCCGAAGTAAAGTCAGGAGATTTGCCGGGTGTTGCTATCAAGTTGATCTATTCACCATCTTTGGAAAAAGCCATGATTGACTGCAAGGAATTTGACGAATCAATAGACAAAATGAAACGGCTGTTCCTGCACGGATATGGAACAGAAAAAGGCCAACTTACCAAATTCCTCAATTTGAAAATTTTTTCGTGGGCAGTTCCATACGTCCACCAAAATGCAGCCGAATTGGTATCGAACTTGGTACAATTAGTCGGTGCCGGTATTTTATCAAAAGAAACCGGCTCAGAAGAATCCGGTTATGGGAAAAACAATGAATGGGATCGTATCATGCGTGAATATAAGGAACAGCAACAAGCTGACTTGCTATATCAACTGAAAATCAAGAAAAATGAAAGTAAAGAGGGTAATGCAAAATGATCTGTACCAAAACGCGGAGCGCGAAAGCAATCTCGTACTTCGCGCTCCGAATCCAATGTAACTATACATCGGAAAAAGCCGCCTCTGCCTACATAAAATAGACAGAGGCTTTACTTTTTCAACAACTTGGTTGATAAGCTTGTGTTATAACAAGTCAACTTCTACATTGCAAATGTAATGAACGAATTGAATATGACACTACTTTCGATACAATTTTTTATTATAAGGCTTTCGAGGATATTTCCGGTTAAGCTTCTTTTGCAGATCATCATTGATACTTTCATTCAGAAGGATTTTAGAGTTTAGCACCCGGACTTCTCCAGTAAGTTCCATAATAGTTTTGGATTGTGTCGCATTTTGTTTTGAAAGTTCAACATTGGCAATAGCCAGTTTGCTGCATTCTGATGCAAGATGATTGAGTTTCTTTGTGCTGATTAACGATATTCCAAACATAATAATTCTGATATTTAACCTATTAAATAATTATATTGCTGATACGGAAACAGCAAAGCATTTACAATGACCGTGATACGGTGGTAATTTGTCCCATCCCACATGAAATCCGACTTCATCGTCACAAATGTTACAAGGATAGGAGCTGCCACGCATGACAAAGAACCCTACGGCTCCACTGGCTTTAGCTTGCAATTCCCAATGCTTCATCCAACCCTCTGCCACAGCATACTCCGTCAAATCTGACAGTGCAGTCCAAGAGCTTACAGTACGTCCTACTCCAAAAGACTCCTGAACACCGAGTCTTAAAATAATCGGATAACCCTTTGAAATAGCTCTCTGTACATGCTCATTAAGCAATGGCGTTTTTACCGACTGCCTGATAGATGAAAGTAGTTTGTCTTTGGAAAGGTTCAGTAGTAATCCGGCGGCAATGGCCGTTTCAACCTCCTTTGAAAACCGGTAAACATATTCTCTTGCACGTTGTGTGAAGGTTTTGCCGTATGATTCTCGCGTTATACATGTTATGATTGCATCCTTATTGTCCTCATGTGTCGCTACCGCCAAAGTATAAGTATAGTCTTCAATTATTTCAAGAAGAGATAAAATTATGGCATCCACTTCCTCCTGCAACTGTCTGTTTGCTGAAAAACGGAATAGTTCAGGGCTGATCTTGTACCGGTATGAAATATCTATAATTTGTTTTGCCGCCTCGATCATCACAATTTGAAGATTGGTACGCATGGACAGCTCCGCATCCAGACGTTGACGGAGATATTCTTTGGCCTCTTCAATTTCCTTATCAGTCGGTACCCTCATTTTTACGTTCCTCCTTAATACCTTCCTTGATACTATTCATGTTTCTCTCTTCTTCCAGTATCTTGGCATCATCTTCCGGTGATACCGGTTGCTGCAAGCCTCGTAGCCGTTCGGTAAGATCAGAATAACTTTTAAAAAACTCTTCCATAAACTTAACATCGGGGGTTGCATTACTAATAAGGAAACAGACTTTGATCCATGTTTCTAAATATTCTCGAAGTTCCTTATTGTTGGCTAACTCACGAATCCGGGAGAACATTCCGTTGTCATCCCTAAAACGCATACTCCAAAAACCTGACACAGCTTTAATGCTGATCCAGTCATGTTCACTGCCATTATCCCTCGTAACAATAAAGTTACCTACCTGAATACCATTTGTTTTTTTGCTCATACATATCTTTATTTAATTGTTTCTCAATATATTCTTTCCTTTTATAGCGCATTTCTCCAATATCAAAGTTATGCCTCCACCATTTTTTCCTTATGCAAAACAGATATGTCGGAATTGGAATGCCCAAATGCACATATCTATATGCAGCCTTTTCCTTCCAATTTCTACTCATAATCAAACATCTACAATTTCAAATTCATCCTCATGTTTTTCTCCAATCCACAGTATTTTTTGATTTTCAGTAGCCGTCTCATAGATTCTTCCTCTCTTAGAAAGATTTCTTTTCCTGAAAATAGCTTCTTCTCCTAATTCGTTATACATTTTTATTGAAGGTGATAATCCCTTTGCCCTGCAAAAGAACAGTCCCGTTTCCTTATGTCTAAATTTTACTGCCATTCTTATTCCTCCCACGGATTTTCATCTTCTTCCTCAACGTAAATTCGTTTTAATTTGTTTGATACTTCTTCAAGCTCACGCTTCATTTGATTTACATGAAATTCAGCTGGCATAGGGATTTCTAATGTTCCCCGTAGGTTATCTATTCTTTCAATAACCTCTGCAAATTCATCCGGTGCGATCATACTATTTGGTTCTTATTTTTAATTGTTTGATAATCTTCTCCACAGCGTCCAAGTCAAAAACTGTTGTTCTTTTCTCCATGTGGTACGTCCCTTCCAGTTTCTTCTCCCGGAACAAACGCTGGATTTGATAAATGCTTAATGACAAGCAGGCCGCAAGTCCTTCATGGGTATAGGCATATCGTTTGCCATCTTTGTAAACCGGTTTGGCAATCCTTTGCTTATAGTTGCCCCGTAGGTCTTCCCGTTTCTCATAATAGAGTTTTTCCGTCAAGGCTGTTCCATATAAGCCATATACCTGACCGTTCGGGGTTCTTTTTTTGCGATAACCGGCTTCCGAAAGAATACGTCCGAATACTGTCACATTCTCTTCTTTGGTATTATTGTCCTTACACCATTTGCAATATTTCCGGTACAGAATGGCCGAAGACATCCATTTGGGTTCAATATCGGCAATTTCCTCATAGCGGCACAGATAGTTCATTTGATACATGAACTTCATTACGGTACTACTTTCCGACTGATATTCATCCATGACATTTTCAAGCTCCTTACTGTCCGTCAACTTATAACCATTGGCGATAAAACGGTCACGACCTTCCAATATCCAGTTGAATATAGCCGGGTATTCGGCTTCCAAATCCCGTGACAGTTCTTTTTTCTGCCGGGCTTTGGGTATCTCCACTTCAAAAGGAATAATGCAAATACGCCGTCTCATTCCATAGCTCCAATCTTTCAAATATGGCATTTGGTTGGCATTTGCCATCAACAAGGGAATATTGTAAGCAGTAAAGTTGTCACCATAAATAGGCCGGGCTTCGGTAGGCTCACCACTAATAAGACTTTTCAACGTGTCACTATCCTTACCAAACTCTAACGCTTGTATTTCAGAACAGTAGTTCAACCGCTTGCCATTGATGAAAGCGATATTCTTTTTTCTTTCATTTCCAGTAATCAATGCACCTATGCCGAAATTGCTGACATTCTCCCGGCCAAGTATGCCCATGATGGTTTCAAAAACCACACTTTTTCCATTGGAACCGGAGCCACGAAGAACAAGCATTGTTTCCATTTTCGCCACACGCCGGTCAACGAAAATACTTCCAAGAAATTCCTGCAAAACTTTTTGCATGTTTTTGTCCGGCAAAACTTCATCCAAAAACATTCTCCAAAGAAAGACATGTTCTTCCGGCTTGTAGTCATAGGGAACGCATGTGGTCTGTACCCAACGGCGGTTGAAAGAATGCGCACGGCGAGCACTCATATCAAACACGCAATTGTTAAATACCACAATAGCATTATCAGGTTTCAAGGCTTTTCCTGCCACTACACGCTTACAGACTTTCAATACGCCTTCCACACGAGAATAATCGCCATTGGGCATCTTGCATTTACGCATCAAGTCATATATCAGGTTGCCAAAATCATCCCATGCCATCTCTTCATATATCCGGCCACTGAAATAGTAAGGCGTACCATTGAATTTACAAATCGAAGATCGTATAATGGCTGCACGCATTAAGTCCTGCACAGCATCAACACGAGCTGCACTCTTGGACTCTTGTAAGGCGGCATCCAGTTTCTCGCCTTTCATAAGCCCAAAGACTTCATTCAACAACTTCCTATACTTTCCCGACTCCATTCAGTCTTTAAATTTACCAGTCCTTACCTGATTGATACAGTCAGCAATCCATCCAACAAGATACGAGAATGTTTCCTGATTGGCCAAATCCACTTTTGCACCTATATAATCAAATATGTTCATCGCTATATGTGAACTTTCATGAGCGATATTTGCTATAGTAATGGCATTCTTGCTCTCGTATCGGACAAGAATACCACCTAAATTTCGCTGCTTATCACGAACACAGTCCACAATGGCATCAGCAGTATCATCCCATTCACTTACACCTTCAAACCTATCTGAAAACGTATCGGTACTGACTGCAACCCACAACTTACGTGGATATATCACTGGATCAAACTCATGTATTTTCATAAAATATCATTATTATACTCAAAAACAAGCCGTTTTTGATAGTTTTATGCCTATTTTCAAGCCATTTCACGCCACAAATATAGTTTATTTTCTACATAATAATCATATAAATACTGTTATTTTCTACCTAAATGTAGAATAAATACGCTGTTTTGAAGTCTT